GACGATGATAACTAATTATCGAATTGAGAATGTGGTAATACCGCGGAATAAAGTATTCCGTGATATTTCGCGTTCGACGGCGCGTTATCGAGTTTGGAAAGGCGGAGCGGGTTCGGGCAAGTCAACCGATATTGCTATTGACAAAATCAAGAAGTTGTCCGACCCGCGTTTCAAGGGCTGCAATTTATTATGCGTGCGAAAGGTTAACGCGTCCAATCGTGATAGCACTTTTGCGGAATTGAAGAAAGCGGCGCGGAGAATCTTCGGTGATACGGTTGACCGCGTTTGGCAATTCCCGGATGGGCGGAATGCTTCATTGTATGCGAAATGCCTTGTGACTGGTGCGGAGATATTATTCCGCGGTTGCTACAATCAAGACGATATAGAAAAAATTAAATCGGTAACATTCGAGAAAGGCAACCTAACGGATATATGGATAGAAGAAGCCACCGAGATAACCGAAAACGATTTCGAGATATTAGACGACCGTTTGCGCGGGCAGTTGCGTGACGGATTGTTTTATCAGATTGACTTATCGTTCAACCCCGTGCCGAGTTGGATTAAGAAGCGGTTTTTTGATATGCCCGACAAAAACGCGTTTATATGCGAATCGACTTACAAAGATAATCGGTTTATTGACAAGGCATTTTTGGACAGAATGGAAGAACGCCGAATTCGTGACCCAGAGGGATTCCGAATTTACGGAGCTGGACAGTGGGGGCAGTTGGGCGGCATTATATTTAATAATTGGGAAGTTCGGGAGTTTGACACGAATTTGTTTAACACGCGGACATACGGACAGGATTTTGGATTTAACCACGCGAATGTTATACTGGATTTGGGTTTCAAAGACGGAGATGTGTATGTTTGCCGAGAAATGACCCGGACCGGAGTTGACACGAACGAGATAATCCGCGACGCTAACATGGACGGTTGGAAGAAAAACATTGAAATGTGGTGCGATAGTGCCGAGCCTGACCGCATAAAAATGTGGCGGACGGCAGGGTACAATGCTAAGCCTGTATCAAAAGAAAAGAACAGCATAAAAGGTCAAATCGAATGGCTGAAAGGTATCGTGTCAAAGAACACCGTAGTAAACCGCCGCATATACATACACCCGTCATGCGTTAATACGATAAAAGAAATCCAGCAATACCGTTGGAAGCACGACGCAAAAGAGAACGTATATCTTGACGAACCCGTTGATTTCTTCGACGACCACATGGCGGCGTTGCGTTACGGAATCGAGCGACTAAGAAAACCGCAAGGTTATACGGGATTTTAAGCTCTTGACAAAATTTAAGCTATATGCTAATATTATAAGCGAGGTATAATAATGCCATATAATTTTGAATATCCGAAAAATCCTGAATTATTACCCAGTGTTTGCGAAAACTGGAAGTTATCTAACACGCACATAAGTCAGCGTGACGATTGGCGTTATTTTAACGGCGATAATGTAACCATATCCGAATTGAAGCGGTATTATTGGAGCGACACGAAAGTTATATTGGACTGCAACGGACAGCCTATTCTTGATAGTAACGGTTGCCCTAAAAAGTTTGGCGGCGGGTTTGTAGAAAATAAATACGTTGCAAACAACCGTATCGGGTATGGCGTTTATAAAGACATTGTTTCGCAGAAAACAAACTCACTACTTGACGAAACGCCGACTGTAAGCGGAATTGAACTTGACAAGAAGTTTATAAAGCAGTTTGGGTACGCAATGAAAACAGGCGGGCAGAGAGCAGCTGGGCAGGGCGTGAATTATATTTATCAAGATTATTTGGGTAATTTAACGGTATTTCAAAGCGAGAATTGCATACCGTATTTTGATGAGATGACAGGCGACTTGATATCGCTTATTAGGTTTTGGGATATTCCGACGAATTACGAAACGAGTTATCAAAACAACCGCTATCAATCGTATTACACAATTATTGAAACCTACACGCAAGAGGGTTTGACGGTATATTCAACGCGTGGCAAATTCCACGTTGAGAAACCTTTAACACCATACAAATTCAAACGCACGGCGGACATATTCGGAAACACGATAACGGGCGAGTCTGTGAACTTGCCTATTACTATATTCCGAAACAATTCGGACTATAAATCCGATATGACACCGTCTGTTCGTGCTAAGATAGATATAATTGACACGGTGAACAGCGGATTCGCCAACAACATTGAGGATTTTTCAGATTTGTTTTGGGTTATCAAAAATGCCAGCGGAATGGATTCGACCGCGTTTGAGGATTATGTTGCGAACATAAACCGTTCTAAAAAAATAATAGTGGGCGACGGTGACGACGTAAACACAAAGCAAATTGATATACCGACCGAAGCAAGAACGAAGTTTGTCGAGCTGATGAAAAAAGAGCTTATATTTGAAACGGGCATAATCGACACGCAAGCAATCGCGGCGGGCGGTGATATTCGGAATATTGGAATCAAGTTAATGACGTTGAAATTAAGACAGCGGATAAGCGACTTCGAATGGGAAGCGTACCGAGCGGCAACGGATATTATAAACAAACGTTTGCAGTATATTGGCAAAGCGGGCGAATTTGATATTGACTTCTCAGAAATGCTTATCGGCAATGACACGGAACTGATAGACAACGCTAATAAAATTCGTCCCGATGTTTCACGTGAAACATATCTTGAATTGATTAAAAAAGCGGGGTATATTTCGGATGTTAAAGAAGAATTAAGGCGCGTTGAAAAAGAAAACGCAAGTATATTTAGCGTAATCGAGCCGGCCGAACCGACTGAGGGAGAAACGAATGGATAAATATTCGGCGGCGGCGCACAAGTGGACGGACGCGGAGATTGCGAAACTTGAGCGTGAGTTACAACGGTTATATTCGCAAGCATACGCGGAGATAAAAAAGAAGTCCGAAGCGATATTGTCGAAAATAAACACAACGCCAGATATGACCGCAGCACAACGGTACGAAGAGTTCAGAAAATACAACCGTTTGCAATCATTGGAAGCGCAAGTGGCGGATATCTTGCGAGATACAAACGCCGAAGCCGTGCGGATGATAAACGGCAGAATGGCAGACGTGTATTTGACTAATTACAAAGCGGCTACAAAGATGTTTCCGAAAGACGTTGTGTTTCCTCCGCTTGGGAAGTCTGCGGTTAAGTCTGTGTTGACTGGGCAAGTAACACCATTTAAGCAGTTAGCGGTTGACACTTTGTTATCACGTGCCGATATTGAACGGGAGTTGACAAGAAGTCTGTTAACTGGTATAATGCAAGGAGAAAGCATCCCGAACCTTGCAAGGCGAATGAAAGACATAACGAATAAGACGTTATCTGAATCAATCAGAATTGCACGGACCGAAACAACACGAGTTGAGAACAGCGCGAAGCAGGACGTAGGCGAGCAAGGAGCAAAACTCGGTTTCAAAATGAAAAAGCAATGGGTTTCGACAAAAGACGGACGGACAAGACCAGAACACGCAGATGCTGATGGACAGATTGTTGATATTGATAAGCCGTTTGTTGTTGGCGGCGAAGAACTTATGTATCCGGGTGATGAGTCTGGGAGCGCGTGGAACACAATTAACTGTCGGTGTACGACAATTAATATAATCGAGAAGCCGAACTCGTAAAAATACGGATAGTAAAAAATTCTATCGGGGCGCGACCCGTAAAAACGCGTAAAAAGGAGTATTTATGAAAAGAGCAGAATTAGAAGAGAAATTGCAAGGCGTGGAAAACGCGAAAGAAATTATCAATTTTGTTATGAGCGAGAACGGTAAAGATATCGAGGCGCTCAAAGCCGCAAAGGAAAAAGCCGAAGCTGAGAGAAAAGAACTCGAAACGAAGTTAAGCGAATTTGCCGAATTCACACCGGAAAAGGTTGCGGCGTTCAAGGAGTTTGATCCGGAAGAATTCGAGACGCTGAAAAAGTTCAAGGTTGATACCGAAAAGGCTCAGGAGTTTGCAAAGAAAGAAGCTGCAGCTATGAAAATCCTGTCCGATAAAGGATTCAGCGAGAAAGCCGCAAAGCTGATACTCAAAGCCGAGCGCGAGAGCGTTGATGGACTAGAGGTTGACGAAAGCGGAACTGCAAAGAACGCGGATAAATTCTTTGAGCCGATTGGAAAAAATTACGCTGATTTCGCAGCCAAAACTGAACAGGGCGGAGCGCAAGCGGCAACACCGCCAGCACCGACAGCACAAAAGCCCGAAACGCTTGCGAGCGCTGTGGCTGAAAAAATGGGAATATTAAAATAAAAGGAGATTAAAAAACTATGGCAATCACATTAAATGACATCAAAATTGGAAGAGCCGATAAATACGACAGAATGGTAATAGATACCTTTATGCGTAAATCGGCTATATTGGCGGCAATGCCGTTTGACAACTGCATTTCGCCCAGTGGCGGAAGCACATTAACTTACGGATATATCCGTTTGAAAACCTCACCTGCGGCAGAGGGCAGAGCTATTAACAGCGATTATACCGCTGCGCCCGCAACGAAAGAAGCGGTAACAACCGACCTGCAAATTATGGGCGGAAAGTACGAGATAGACAGAGTGTTGGCAGACGCCGCGCCTGACGAAATAGCATTCCAAACCGAAGAGAAAATACAAGCAACGGTTAACCGTTATCATTGGCTGTTTGTAAACGGCAATAAAAATAATGCAACAGAGTTTGACGGACTTGCTAAAATAGTTGAGGGAAGCGTTACGGATTTTGACGGAAGCGGAATTGACCTTTCCACGATGAACACGGCAAACGCGTTGAAAATAACCGAAGCACTTGACACGGCTATATTGGCGATGAAAGAGCGTCCTACTTACATTCTCGCAAACAGCAAAGCGATTGTAAAAATTCAATCTGCCGCTAAGCAGCTCGGATACCTCACTCAAGCTGAAGACGCGTTCGGCAAGCAAGTAAGAGCATACGACGGTATTCCTATGCTTGACCTCGGCAGATATTACAACGAAGACCTCGGAAGTGATACCGAAATTATCGGAATCGACGACGCGAGCGGTAAGACCGATATTTATTTGGTCGCATTATCGATGAGCGGAGCACACGGAATTACGCTGAAAGGCGATAAGGCTATAACAAGCAGATTACCTAATTTCAGCGAAGCAGGAGCAGTTAAGTCTGGCGACGTTGAGTTCGTTGCGGGCTTGGCGGTTAAAAACACCCGTGCGATTGCAAGAATAAAAGATGTACAGGTTCAGGCGACGCTTAGCGCTCTTGGCAGTTTGACCGTTGCGGCGGCTTTGAATAAGGTAACCGTTACCCCGAACAAGCCGAAGATTGGCAACGCGTATTATTACGCAAAGGCTAACGCGTCGATTGCCGCTCCGTCAGCTAATACTGCAATCAATACGAGCGTTTATGCCGCATTGCCCGCTAACGGAGTAATTGCGTTGAGCGCAAATGATTTCGCGCGAGTTGTTGAAGTTGATAGCACTTCGCTTCTTCCCATCGCAACCGGGCAGTCGCAGTATACTGCATAGGAGTAACTAAAAATGTACGCAACATTATTGGCTTGTAACAATTTTTTTGAGCGCAGTTCGGAATATGGCATATATACCATATCCAAAAACGCCATAGCCGTGCGCGGCGATTATAAAGCGGGTCAGTATGTGCGGATTATGGACAGCTTGCTAAACGACGGAGTGTATAAAATTGCCTCCGTCGAAGCGGGCAAAATAAAGCTAGATGCAACGCTCACCGACGAAGAGTTCTGCGGGTACATCGTCGGACTGGCTATCCCGAACGAGTTTATAACATTGGCGGCGAAAGTCGAAGCTTTTACAAATCGTGGAATATCGAGCGAAAGCATACCGAATTATTCCGTATCATTCAACGCAAAAAACGGCGTTGAAGCGTATCGAAGCGACTTGCAAGCGTACATGAAGCCGTTCCAGTCAAGGTATTATTTCTTGCGGTGGGTGCGGATTTATGATTGATGTAAAAATCGAAAATAACACTGCGAAAGTTCTCGGCGAGTTTGGATCGGCAATGGGGCGCGCGTTATATGCAATAGGCGTATCGGCGCAAGGCGACGTTGTAAAATATATGTCAAAGCCAGATTTCACCGGGCGCGACATAGTTGACACGGGCAGATTGCGTGGAAGCATATCGTTTGTAACACCAGAAGAAGAAAGCGGAGTATATGACAACAATGCTGACAGCTCGGACGCGTTGAGCGGCAAAGGCTTAGAAAATACCGTAATAATCGGAACGAATGTGGAGTATGGCGATAAAGTCAACAACGGAACGAGCAAACAAAAAGCGCGCAAATTTATGGAAAACGGCATTGAACCGAACTGGGATAAGTATCAGAAAATGGCAAAAGACATATTCGAGGGCAAACTATGATACAAGATTATTTCTATTCAATTACGGTAAAACGCCGCGAAAAAACTCCCGACGGATTAGGCGGGGCGATAACGACATATAAAACGCTCGGAACTGTGCAAGGCTTATTGGAACGGTCAAGTTCAACGGAACGACTAATTGCAGCACAAAGAGGGTTGACTGATATCTACACATTTATGACGGATACGAGTGCGAACAGCATAACGGTTGCGACGGGTGATATTGTTATAGGAAATGGCATAACGGCAATATTGAAATCATCTAAACTACAAGGGCAATCCGAATCCGAAACAATGAAAAATATTGCACAATGGGAAGCTGAAAATTATGTGGAGGGTGCATAATGGTAAATCAAGCAACGGCACTAATAACGTGGCTGAATACGATACTTACGACCTATCAAGAACCAGTACCCGATACGGCGGTTTTGCCGTATATTTCTTTGGGGTTTGAGCAACCGCGAAATGCCGAACCCGTGAATCAACAGCTTACAATTTGGACGCGTTCGGAAAACTCATACGCTCAAGCATACGGATATGCAACAGCGATTGAAACCGCACTGGGCGAAGCGGGTAAACTCATTGACGGCGTGGACTGCAAGCTCTGGATTAAAAAAGGCAGTCCGTTTGTACAGAACCGAAACGACGATGAACGCACAATACGGGCGGTCCTTGTAAATTTAGAAATATCATATTATTATAATTAAAAGGAGATTAAAAAAATGTTAACAGGAGTAACTAGTAATACAAAACACAACTTTCAGCTTGGAGCAGGTGTTGTTTGTACGAGCTTCTTGAATGGTGTTATTTCAGGAATAATCGGAGCAACAAGGGGCGGCGGTTCTTTTACGGCTGTTCCGACAATTAGGCAGCCCGAAGTTGACGGATTGCCCGATAACACAAAGGACTTCAAGATTATAGATTTCTGGGTGGCGACACTCACAACGACCATTTTTGAAGCGACCGAAACATCCATAAAATTGGCACTTGCTGGCGGTTCAGCTTCTACTTCCGCAAGCGTTACGACAATTACCGCAACGCAAGGGATTATTCCGACAGCTTCATACGCTGATTTGTGGTGGGTTGGCGATACCTCCGACGGGAACAAGATTGCAATTAAACTTTCAAACGCGCTCGGCTCGAACGGATTCAACTTAAATTTTGTTGACCGCGGCGAGGGAACTTTTGAACTACAAGCTATTGCGCATTATAGCGTTGACGCGTTAAGCACACCGCCTTTTACGATTTATCTTGATAAGACTACTTCTCCGACTTCTGCTGTTGCGCTTTCTTCGATTGCGCCGACTGACGGCTCGTCCGGAGCGGTTGCAACGGTTGTCCTGACATTCAACAATGCGATTTCGACCGAAAACGTATTTATTACGCTTGCTTCTGACGGGTCGATTATAGCAGGCACAAAGGCTTGGGATAGCACAAGAAAAATATTGACATTCACACCGACTACGGCGTTTACGTCGGCGAAGCATTATGTAAACATTGTAAGTGTCGTTGATATTTACGGGCAAGTGTTGGCAAATACGATTACTGCTTTCACAGTAGCGTAAAAAAGCATAGGGCGGCGTAAAAACCGCCCTGATTCAAAAAAATGAGAGGAGACCATAAAAGTGAATTTAAGCACAGACAAAGCAGTAGATATATTAATTGAGATTACGCCGTATATCGCTGATATAATCAACGACAGCGATTTGCGCAAAGTTATTGACAAGTACAAAAAAACGCCGGCGAAGCAGATAGAATATTTCGCGGAATTGATACCGATGTTTTTGAAAAAGCACCGCGAACCTGTTTATATAATTCTTGCGGCGTTGAATGAAACGACCGTTGAAGAAATACAATCTCAGTCTTTTGCCGTTACGGTTAATCAGATTAAAGAGATTGCTAACGATAAGGACTTAATTAGTTTTTTTACATCGTTCGCCAAAGCGGAATAAAAGACGGTTTTGGCGATTATAACAGCACGATTGCGGCTGGGCGTGTTTTATCGGTGTTAAACCGAATAAACAGACCCATGCCGATTAAATCTCTAATAATGTTAATTATAAATGAGATTAGAAACGATTTTGTAAAGTCTGTATACGATAAATACATAGCCGATTTAATACGCGTTATGGCAATGGGCAAAAAAATTGACGATAACGGCAACAGCTGGAGCGAAATTTACGAAACCGTTATTGGAGTAAATAAAGTAGAACATACGCCCGCGCAAGATGTTATCGCTGACATTATGACACGGCACGGAATTAAGTTTGCAGACGAATCCGAAGCAAGACGGATTTTAGGAGACAAAGCAGATGAATTTATTCAACCTCTTTGCTAAAATAACCCTTGACGACAAGGATTATAAAAAAGGTATAAAATCCGCTGAAAAGTCGGGTAAGTCTTTTGGCTCTAGTTTAGCAAAAGGATTAAAAGTAGCAGGAAAAGCAATGGCGGCACTGTACACAGGTACTGTCGCTGTTGCCTCCGCGATTGCAAAAATGACGCTAAGTGCCGTTAATTACGGAGATGAGATAGCGAAAGAAAGCCAGAAGCTGAATATGTCGATGGAAGGGTATCAGAAGTGGTCGACAATGCTCGAAATGGCTGGAACATCCATTGATATTATGTCAATGGGAATGAAAACTTTTACTGGCATTTTGGATGAAGCGTCAAACGGAAATGCGGACGCTTTATTAACTCTTAACAAATTAGGGTTGGGGTTTAAGGACTTCGAGGGGCTGTCGGTTGAGGATAGTTTGAAAAAAGTTGTAGAACAATTTCAATCAATGGAACAAGGAGCGGAGAAAACGCAACTTGCTGTTGACTTATTCGGGCGTACTGGACAGGAATTGTTGCCGTTGTTGAATCAAGAAGTCGGAAGTATTGACGAACTGTTCAAAAGCTATGAAGATTTAGGATTAATAATATCTGAAGATGCGGTAAAAGCAAGCGAAGAAATGGGTAACCAGTTAACACTGCTTAAAAAATCGTTCAAGGTTGCTAGTGTTGCAATCGGCACAGCATTTATGCCTACCTTGAATAGTGTCGTGACTGGACTTTTGGAAATGGCGAGCGGGGCGGCGAGCGGGGCGGAGCAGTTTAAGACGGGAATAATTAGTGCGTTAAAAGCTGTTATTGATTACTTGCCTAAAATCGGCGAATTCGCGGCAATGATTATTCCGCTTATCGTTGATACGGTTGTATCGACTTTGCCGCAATTGTTACAAGCGGCGATTGATATAGTTGTAACGCTTGCGGATATGCTTATCGAGTATCTGCCCGAATTGTTACAAGCGGCGATTGATATAGTTGTAACGCTTGCGGATATGCTTATCGAGTATCTGCCCGAATTGATACCAGCGGCAATCGGAATGATATTAACGCTGATAATGGGATTAGTTGAAGCATTGCCGATGTTGATTGACACAGCTATTGATTTAATTTTAGCGATAGTTGAGGGATTAATTAATGCGTTGCCTTTAATAATAGAGGCAGCACCTAAAATATTGATAGCGTTAATAAATGGAATAGTGGACGCATTGCCAAAACTAATCGATGCCGCAATTGATATTATAATGATGTTGGCGGATATGATAACCGACCCTGAAATCTTAACTATGCTTATAGCTGCAACATTCGAGATTATGAAAGCAATTGCGGGTGGCTTGATAAGTAGTATCGGCGAGATATTGAAGATTGTTCCTAAATTATTTACAGCGCTTAGGGATAAGTTCAAAAATACGGACTGGAAAGGAATTGGCAAGAACATTATAGAAGGAATTGGCGACGGCATTAAAAACGCGGTTGGCGGAGTTGTCGAAACAGCCAAAAACGCGGCTAAGTCAATCTTTGATGGCGTAAAAGGCTTTTTTGGAATTAACTCACCGTCTAGATTGTTCCGCGACGAAGTGGGCAAATATATTCCGCAAGGCATAGCGGTTGGTGTTGAAAACGAAATGCCTGAGACGGCGGATAGAGTTAAGAAGTCTATTAAAGACAACACTGACGTTGATGATATGGTTAATGGATTTAATACCGTTAGCCGTATGAGAGCAAATAACTCACAGCCGATACAATTAACTGTGCCGGTGTATATTGGAAATGAGGAATTAAAAACATATACATATAAAGCGGTCGACAGCGGAATGAAACAGCGCGGGTTGCGTGATTTGAAAACAACGGGAGGATATAACACTTGATAAATTTAGGCGGGTATGATTTCGAACTCGGAACGCTTTCGAGCAATCCAAAATTTGGGTATATAACCGAATACAGAGAATATAGAACTGTGTCTGGTAAAATTAGGCGTGATGTTAAGGGCAAACGTTTTCAGGGTACGTTTTCTTACGCGTATTTAACCGCAACGGAAATAAGCAATTTAAATTCGTTATTAGACACACAAAAAACACACGGGTATATCTCGGCTGAAATTGAAACAGCGGATGGAACGTTTACGGGCAATGTATTCTTGACGATTGACGACACGCAAGTTAGGTTTTCTGCGGGTAAGTGGGTTAATTGGAAAATTGTTGTAACTGGGGTTGATTTAGTATGAGTATGTTCGATGACGCGAAAGTTTTATATAAACTCGTTGACCCGTCTATTGCTACGGACACGCGGACCGATACGCCGTCGTCGAGTTCGGCATTTTCCGATACTGCCAATTTAGATAATTTACTGAATAAAAAGAAAGGCGCATACTTAGAAAAAGACTACTTTGTATTGGACGGAACGCATACTTTTTTGACGGCTGGGGATGATGTCGGCTGGGAAAGTTCTAACTTGTCCGATACCGACGGCGCGATTTCGGAAAGTTTAACGTTTGAATTTGAACACACGCACGACAGTTACGGCTTGACAGTAAATTTCCCGACAAACAGTTTCGCAAAAGATTTCACGATTACATATTATTCGGGCGTTTCTGTACTAAAAACCGTAACCGTAACGGATAATGCAACCGCTAATTATCGCGATAATTCGGACGTTTTCGGCTGGGATAAAATTGTTATCGCAATTACAAAAGTTAATCCACAACAGCGCGCGCGGATTTGGTCGGTTGTGTTCGGGATAAACGAGGAATGGAACGGCGACGATATTATTAAGATTACCGCGTCGAAAGTAACAGATTTGACAGCGGAAAAAGTCGAGTCGGGCGAAGTGGAATTCGATGTTTACAACGACGGCGTGTTCGATATACAAGACATAAAAGACTTATCGCCCGAGGTGCAACGGAACATCGGAATTGAGGTATCTTTTAGGCGTTCGGGTGCTTACGTTAAATTCGGGTCTTACAAGTCGGCAGGAATACAAGTTGCCGATAAAGGAAAGCTGATTACCATAACCGGATATGACGAGTTTTATCGTATAGGACAAACATACTTCGAAATTGGAAAAATTCCGTCTGCACCAAAATCGCTTGGAGCGTGGGCGGAAGAAGTTGCTGCAGATTGCGGATTAGAACTCGAAATTGATGCGTCGTTATATAATATATATTCAAGCGGTTATATCGGTTATGTTCCGCACCGCGAAGCGTTACGGTTAATCGCAGAAGCAGGAAATTGTATTCTCGTTGTTGACAGCGACGGGAAGAATTATATCAAGCCGCACGTGCCGTCTGTTTACGGCGCGATAACCGACGATAATATAATCGCTGGCAGCAACGAAATATCTAATGCGGACAAACTGGACGGAGTAGTCGTTGAGCGGTACACATACGCATTATCAAACACGGCGTCTGGACTTGCCGAAATACAAGGTATTGCATTGACAGGTTCGCCGCAAACAATATGGATTGATTATGCTGTTTATCCCGCGGTGGTTGACTCGATTGCGTCATCTGCGAACATCACAATTGACAACGGTGCGTCGGTGTGGTATAGCGATAGAGCAAAAATAGTGTTTACAGGCACGGCGTTAGAAACGGGTTGGATTACTATACTTGGGTACGCATATAATACGTCTACAACGAGTTATACAGAGGGGTCGAGCGGAAACATAAAGACTATATCAAACAGCCTTATAACCGAAGATAGCGTTGCGACATCGGTACTTGCATATCAGTGGTCGCGCGCTGAAAATAAATATAAATATACCGCTGATATATATGTTGATTCGGACGGAAATCTTGGTGACAGCGCGACGTACGACGACAATACTATTTACATAACTAAAATCACGCGGTCGATTGATAGCGACGAAGCGAGCGAAACGGTCGAGGGGGTTGACGCATAAATGGACGATTTAATTTATGACAGAACGCAAGCAGACGTCGCGAACCTAACCGCAAAAGGGTATTATAATTTGTCTGATTTGGAGCGAATAACCGAATGGGTGGAGTTCTTATCGGACGAGCTCGGGCTAGGGCTAA